TGGTGCCATTCCCTATATATTTCTTGGCACTGTTATATAGTTGCCATGCTGTTGCTGCCATGTTAAATCTCCTTAATATCAGCGTATGACGCGCCGGATTCTAAAATATGATGTAGTAACCCACCGTATATCTCTAACTCAATTTCATCACCTAACATTTTAATTAGGTCTATAAACTCTTGGGCTTGTGATACCATCCAAGGGTTACAGTTAAATATTTTCCCACTCACGTTTACGGGCATAACCAACTGTCCATCATTTTCTACTTGTTCATATGCGTGATGCTTATCTTCTTCTATGCACGAATCACACCCAAATAAATGGAATCGTTTAAATCCTAACATTCTAAATAACGGTATAGCCCTTAATAAAACTGTTGACCCCCCTGGTATTGGGTGCCATGTTTCATATTGTTCAGCTAATACCTCATTAAGGTCATCTACCTGCGTATGCCATAAATATGTTCTATCCTTAGGTAATCCTTCAAAACACAGGGGATTACACTGTGAAGCTAAAAAATATTTGCAGTCGTCTACGACCGGTTTGGTAAATCTTGCATTAAATTCTCTTGCATCTACCATGACCATAGCAGAAGGAGTTAAACCATTGTCAATACACCATTTATAGGCATTATTAATAGTTATAAGTTTAACACCTTTTGCTCTTAATTTCTTTATTTTTTCAATATGTTGTGATAAAGATGGGCCCCCTCCTACAATCATCACTTCAATATCATTAGTACTATGTGGCTGAACCTGTAGATATCCTTGCTTAATATTGTGACTTACATTTTCTTTAATCTTCTCTATATCAGTATTAACCTCACCAATATCAACTACATCCTTCCCATCCAGCCACGAGCTTACATAAAATAGACAAGCTCCATCAACTTCTTTTGACCAATGAATAACACATTTTCTATCTCTAAATTTCTTTAACCACCACTTATAAGGATGAACACTTAAATGTAGCTTATGTCCTACTATTTCCCCCATTACATCATCTACGGTAGATATTTGAAAAAACACATGCTGTGCTGCGCCTAAACAATTATCTAATACTCTATCTACATGATGTGGCCTAATATGCTCCATCACATCTGTACAATAACCATAAGCTGCTCTAACAGACAATGGTTGTGATAAATCCGCTTCTACAAACCTTAATACATGGCTTTGTGTCTTTAACATGGGTACTATGTCTGCATCTAAACAATTAGGTGCGAAGTCAACCAGAGTTACATCCATGTTACCAAAAAACGCAAGGTTCAATCCTCCTCGTCCTGTACCACAACCTAAATCTAAAACACTCGAACCTTTTTTAGGTTTAGCTTGAGCTAAAAATTCATGAACAATATTTTCACCCGGAGCTACGTGTCTATACTCCGGTATATCCCACATCATCTTATATAAATCTTTTTCTAAAGGCCTTACGTTTTCTACTTTTACTTCTGGTGCATCGGACATTACCGAAGTTTGTGTTGTCATGTTATTCCTTTCTATTCGATTCTAATAAGTGCCGTCGTAGAAGTATTGTCTGGGAATGTTACCGTTAATGTTTGGGCACTAATAGTTTTAACTTCCCCAAAATCTAAAACGCACACGCTATAATTACTTGAAGTCGTATTATATACTAAAGCGCCTCGTGCAGAAAATGTTCCCGTCCAAGTAGTCGTATCAAAAGACACATAAGCACTATTGGAGGTATTATCATATGCAGGACCTACTACGGTTAATGTATTTCCACCTGCGATGTATCCTGTACCTACAACTTCTTCAGTCGTAGTATAAGCCGTTGTTTCAGAATTTAATGTAGCGTCATTGGTGTATAAAGCTATTTTAAAAACATCAACATCAAAATCCATGTTACCGGATAAAAGCTGAGTTTTAAAGGTAGTGGTTTGTCCTTGTACTATTGATGCCATTATATAGTTCCCCTTGTACCTTTAACAGGCATTCTAGCTTGCCCACTTCTATAAGCATCACGAGTATTTTTACCATCACCAAGATTTATTAATTCAGCCATAGCTTCTTGATAACGTTTGTCTATCATTCCCATCTTCTCTGCATCAGTCATTAGGTATGTGTTTGCTTCCAATAACGCACCATACAGTAAAACGGTAGGGTAATTATCGCCCAACCAAGACTGACCACTAACGGCAGTAGAAATAGAAGTAGGATAATAAAAGTAATGAAGTTCAGCACCATAACCTGTATCAGGTGTGGGACCAAGGATAAACGTTGTATCATCGAAGACGGCATAGTATTTAGGTTTTCCATAATGTGCTGCATCAGTATCAGGAAAAGATTCTCTGATAAAATTAACATCTTTGTTTAAAAGATAAGTGTACTCATTAGTAGCTGTATCAATAACCGCTAAACTATAAGTAGCTAACCAGTCTCCGGGGACATTTAAATACTTGTTAGCAAACGTAATTGTACCTGTATCATTAGCTCGTAAGTCAGGTAAATTAACAGCATTAAATATGCGGTTCTCTGCCTGAGTAATAAAGGTATTTACATCAGCAGTAGAATAAGAATTCTCTGTGTAACTTTCTATTGCTGCAACTAGCTCCGTATACGTCATATCTTATCCTTATCCTTATGCTAAAGGCCCTCTAGCTACTTTCCCCTTTGTAGCTGCGCCATTGCCTCTAGTGACAACGCCAGATGTTTTAACATTTTTCTCTGGGTAGCCTGCTACGTTAGGTACAGGTACATTTTGTGGTTGTGTATATTTAGTCATTTCTTTCTCCTAAGTTATTGTTATTGTAACAGTTCCTACTACTCCAGAACTTACTAATTTATTAGAGGTGAACTCGTTAGCTGGAGGTCTAGCACCACCCACTGGATTCCATCCCCATTGTATATCTCTTGACCCTGTACTGTTGTTATCATTATAACTCTGGTCCGGTCTTGGATCACGCACCGCTTGTGGGTCTTCGACTGGGTACATACCTTGCATGTTCTGTGGTTGGTCTGGATTCCAACACTCAGGGCACGCTAATATGTTTGTCTTAGTCTTTCTTACAAATAAACTTTTTAATGTCTTTAGTTTATATTGAAAGCCACATACATCGCAGTCTGCGATAGCATTCTTATTAGAGGTGTACTTATTGCCCATTATTTACCTTTAAGCATTTGCCTATCATACAAAGTCATAGGAGCTTGTAGGCTAGGGTTAAGCGATTTTTTCTTTTTTAGGTTAAGCGGTGCTTGCCCCATGTCACTTAAATTAAGTGGTGCGTAGCGCATTGCCGGCGCTGCCGTTGTTTGTGGCTGTTCACTGGCGTCTACTTTTTTAAAAACTCCTTTGGTTGCTAGCCCTTTAATTGCTGATCCAAATCCCATATTATTTGCTCCTTTGTTTAGCTCTAGTTTTACCACGGACAGCTACACCATCCATTTTACATTTGCCTTTAACAGGACCACCAGCTTTCATTCCATGTTTAGCGCCTTTCATCATTGTACCATCTGGCATTGTGTGCGTCTGCGCTGCCATCCGCTCGCCCCTACCTGCTTTCATACCATCCGTCACAAGCGTCTTTGTAGCTATTGCTCTTGCCGTTCTCCCTAGGGCCGAAGAAGGTCCATCTCTAAGTGCTTTCATGGCACTTTTTAATGCTGCGTCTTTCTTATTTACTGGCGGTTCTTTCTTTTTTTTATCTGTTTTAGGTTTAGGAGCATACTTACCTCTTTTCATAAGTTTATCAAGAGCATCTATTGAAAGCCTGCCTTCACCCATATTACCTTTAGTAGTATTGCCTTCTTTCTCTAGCCTTTTTAGATCTTCGTCTGCTTTATTACCCATCTTATTACTCCTTAAATGTACGATTGCCTTGGTGTTATAGATAGTGTAGCTTTTTCTCTATCTTCAGTAGATGCAAGTAGCCACTGCTCTTCATATTCTTGTTTTAGAAACTGTGTTCTATCACCCGCTCCAGGTATCTTAAGACTTAAATAAAATGCTAGTCCTGCAACCATACAAGGTAAGAACCTAAACGGTATGTGTTGTGTATTCACCCCTGTACCAGCATCAGTTAATCTTTTTAAATACCAATAAACAAACGTATAGGTTGCATCATTTGGGACAGGCCACATAGTCACTTTAGGAATTTCTGCCTGCCTATCAAGATAGATTTGTATCGGTCTGCCCGTGTCGTTCTTACTCGGTATGGACGCGTAGGTAGGATTTGACACCCTCGAGATAGCTATATCTGACTGAGATGTTCCCGTCCCAGTTCTTATGACTTGGCTCATGAGGTCAATCGTAGTTGCGGGCAAATCGTAAGTGGCAGTTCCGGCAACTAATGGTATGGTTCCTTGCTCCACAGTCCATAAGTTGATTCCCCGGTTAGCCCATTCAATCGTTAGTAAGTTTAAGCTACGTGTAGCTGTCCTTAAATCGTATCCTGTTCTTAGCTCTGCTCCGCATCTTTCAAATGCTTCTTCGACTAGTAGGTTTAAGTCTAAATTAAAATTATGTGTGCTTGTTGAAGCCATTATGTTTTACCTTTTTTAGGAAACCCAGCTTTCATTTTTGCGTATGCTTTTGGCGTAATAGTAGATTTACTTTTAGGTCTACTAATTCCTTTTTTCTTTCTAGCATTTATGTTAGCCCACAATCCCGCTTTTTTTTCTAGCGCTTCACGCTTTATCTTTGCTATATAACTTTCTTGTGCCATTTTATATCCCCTTAAACCATACGACCCTTAGTACGGCCTCTTTGTGCAATACCATCACCACGTTTAGATGCGGAACTTTTAACTGTCCCACCGTGCTTCATTTTTTTAACCTTACCGCCTTTTTTCATGCCACCCATAGCAGCTTTCTGCTGTTGTGCAGCCATTGCCATTTGCATGCGCGGGTCCATTGCTTGAGCGCCTGACATATCTGCCATTCCACCCATATTCATTTTCTTAACTTTCTTCATGTCTTTCTCCTTAGTGAACTCTCGTCCAATTGATTGTTTAACCCCTACCTCTTTAGCAAACTTGGGGTTATTAGCCACCGCTTGCATAAACTTTTTTTGCTTCTTACTTTTTGCGGGCATCGTTAATTGCCTTTTTAGTTTTTGCTACCCGTCTTTTCTCTATTATCTTTTGCACAGTAGGAGTTTCCCATATGCGAATACCAAGCCATATAATAGTAAAAAGTGATGCTATATGAGGTAACCACGAAAGCAGTGATCCTATAGCGGTAAAGATAGACGTGGCGTCTAATAATTGTTTTGTCGATTCATCCATTTTTAACATTTCCATCGTTTACGTGCTTGTCTTAATCTTGAATTAGGGTCTTTAGCTGCTTTAGGAAAGTCTTTCATTTGCCCTGCACTTCTTGCACAAAATGACTTACGTCGCTTTGCATCTTTAGAGCCAGCTTTGACTTTTCCTGTTACGGCGGTTTTTAACTTGCTGCCCGGATTAGCTTTACGATAGGCTTTTACTCCTTTCGTTGTCATACCCGCGCCGGATTTAGTC